CTCGCCGTCGTCCATCGAGAGCGCGCCCCCGCTGGCGTCAATCTTGATGCACTTGTTGAGGACGCATTTCGAGGAGTCGCCCAGCGCCGCCCAGATGGGGTTGGGGCCGTTGTTCTGGATGAGGATGCTTTTGCGGTACTGCGTCGCCGTCACCTCGGTGGCGGCCGAAGCAAGGACGAGCACTTCGCGAGTAAGAGCTGGGGCACTCATGGACACTCCTTCGAGGTGTGCCCAGCTTCCGTCCGCCGCCCCAAACCGTTCAGGCTAGTTGAGCACCCACCATCCGACCGTCGTTGCCGCAGTCGCCGCCGCGTTGCCGGTAATGGTGAAGCTGCCAGCCGAAACCACGCATCTCTGGATGCTGGTCAGCGTTGCATCGGAGGTCATCAACACCGGGATGACGATGCTTGAAGCCGTGACGGTATTGTTCGTGATGGTGACCGAGCTCGCACCCGCTGCGATCGCCGACTTCCCCGAGGGCTTGTTGATGGTCGCCGCTCCGGGGGTGCCGCTGGAATCGGTGCTCGGAAGAAGAAGCTTCCCGTTGTTGACTACCTGGAGCGCGTTGACGCCGCCCGCCTCAAAAGAGGCGACTATTCCGCCGGTCGGTGGAGCGCCCGCGTTGGTGAAACGGAAGGCGATGCCGGAGGTGCCGTTGATGACGCTCGCCTGGATTTGAGTGCTGGCGAGAGCGAGCGCGATGCTCCCGCTGGGGTTGAGGATGTTGGGATTGGCCCCGGTGACCTGGAGTTTGTCCCCTTTGACCGTGCCGGTGCTGGTGACGTTGCCGGTCGTCGGGTCGAAGGTGAGTTTCGTGCTGCCGGCGATGGCGCTGGTGCTGCTCCAATAGGTGACTTGGTTTGCCGCCCCGGTACCCTGCACGGACGCCGCGCTGGTCTGGACGGTGCTGTCTCCGAACTGCAGGCCGCCGCTCTTGAGGATGAGGCGCTGAGTAGCCGCGTCCCACCCGAGCGGCAGGATGCTCTGTAACCAGCTCCAGAGGTCCGAGCGCTTGAGCGTCATGGGCTACGCGCCGAGGTAGACCGCCGTGACGAAGAGGGTGTCACCGCTCGAGACGGCCGCATAGCAGACGATGATGCCGTCCGTGCCAATGCCGATGGGAATCATCGCCCCATCAACCCCCGTATGCTGCTTGTAGATGCCGCCATACCAAGCGTGCTTGGGGCGCCCGGCGGCGTTGGTGAGGGTGCCGATGGTGTCGCCCTTGGCGATTGCGCCCGTCGCGGTGAACGAGAGCACCGCCTCCACCCACCCCGCCCCGGTGCGCGTCACCGTGCTGCCTGCGGTGGTGTTGGCGCCGTTGGTGATGCCGCTCTTGTCGCTCTGGGTCGAGGCGCTGGTGGTTTGGGTGGTGGCGTCCGAGAAGGTGACGCCTGAGGCCGAGGTGGTGAACGTCGAAGAGGCAGTGAGCGGAACGAGCGCCGTCAGCCCCGCCGCCTGCTCCTTCCACACGTCGGTGCCGCCCACCGCGTCTCGGATGTCCCCCGCCCCTGCCCGGTAGCGGCCCGAGGCGGTCTCGCTGGAGAAAGTGACGGCCGGAGCCGCCGAAGTGCCGTTGGGGACCTGCAGCGGGGCTGTCATTGCCCCCTTGCCGGAGCGGGAGAGCGAGTCGGACATCTCCGTCGCCACGTCGCTCATGGTGCTGTTCTGCACCGCGGCGGTGATGGTGGTGCCCGAGACGACGGGGTTTCCGCTCGGGAGACTGTAGGAGCCGGAGGAGTTTCGGGGCATGGTGCCAGTGTCTGTCCGGGCCCCTAAACCGTTCAGGGACGGCAGAGGAAAGGGCGTTCAGTACCCGGGAGTTTCACGGGCGGCGTAGCGTGCGGGCATGATTCACTTGGCGCTCTGGGTGGCGGCGGCGTTGTTTCTGTTGTGGGTGGGCGTCTACGCGATCGGCATCTCCTTTGAGATGCTGTCGTCCGGAATCGGCAGCTTCTTCTTGGCGGTAATTGCTGGCCTGGGCGGTCTCTTCATCCCCATTCCGTGGCTGTCCCTGGTCTGCTTCGGCCTCGCAGGAATCGCGGCCTTGCGAGTGGTCTATTCCGTCGCATCTGAAATCTGGACCAGCCTTACTGAGCGGCCGAAGGAAGCAGGGCGTTCGAGCCCACTGCCGCCGCCGTCGTCCCCGCCTGACGAAGCGCCTCCGCCAAACCTTTCTGCTTGAGCATTTGCTCGAGGTTGACCAATCCGCGCTGGGCGGTCGTCTCCCCGAGCACCAGCGGCTGGAGCCATGGGGAGTTCAGGGCAGAGAGGCCTGCGCCAATCGGCATTGAGAGCTTGGGGCCGCCAGCGGTCACAAAGCGCGCACCTGTCACGGGCGTCTTGTTTTCGAGGATCTCCTTGCCGGCCTGGGCGAGCTCGCGCAGAGGGCCGCCGCCTCCGCGCGCATAGGCGCCGCGCTCGGTGGCGGACTTCACCGCTGCTGACAGTTGCGACGGAGTGAAGCCCTGACCCTGGTCGCCAGAGCGCCGGATCGCGTCTTCCACGGTCTTGTACTGCGCGTATTTCGCATCCGTGGCGGCCAAGGCTTCGCGCGCTGCGGGTGGCAATTGCGAGTTAAGCGAGTCGCTGACCTTGTCTTCCGCGTTGCGCAAGAGCGCGGCCATTGCGAACTGCTGATCCTTCTCGGCCTGCATGGCCGCCTTGCGGATGTTCGAGCGCATCTTGAGCATCGAATCGGCCGACACAGGCCCCGGCGCCTGTCCCGGCCGCATCTCCGGCAGGAGGGTCGTTTCGTTCTCAAGGAACTTCCGCACCGCCGCACGTTGCTTGTCGGTTGCAAGCACTGCCGGATCTTCAATGACGCTCTCGAACGCGCTGGGCTTGCCGGCCACGGCCGCCTGTGTTGGAGCGGTCGGGATTCGATTGCCCGAAGCGTCGAGAAGCAGAGACGTTGCGGTCGGCTGCGCCTCTTTCGCTGCGATGGCGCGCAGCGGCGCGCCCGCCGAGGTCTGCGGCACCATCTGCGCCTCTTTGATGGGCGCATAGGCTGGATCGAAGCTGTCGTAAATGTTCGCCAGCTTGTCGTTGGCGGTGTTACCCACGAGCGGTGTGGTTTGAGGCCCCTTCCCCGCCAGCGCAGCGTCAAGAGCCGCACCCGAGTTCGAGGTTGCCAGCGGATTGGTGCTTGGCTGTACTTCGCGCAGAACGGCGTTCTGCCAGAGCTTCGGAGCTTCCGCGCGCTGGTTCGCAATGGTCTTTCCAAACCATGGAGCGCTGGTGACGGCCTCCTCCGCCTGTGCCCACTTCGACTCCGGACCCGCGAGTTGGCCAAGCGTCAGCCCGCTTACGCCCTTATTCATCAGGTAGCGGGCCGCATCGGTTGGCTTTACGAAGCCCCGACTGAGAGCGCCAAGAAACTGAGCCCCGAGGGTTGGGACCGGGGCGAACGCACCCGCCAACAAGCCGCCCATGGTGCGGTTGTCCGGCCCAGCCAGCGTCGTGCCTGCGGCGATGCCTTCAAGCGCGGCGGTCACCGGAGTCACTGCGTAGGGTGCAGTGGTGCCCAGAAGTGTTCCGACAGCAGGTCCTGCGGCCATTCCGGTAGCCATCATCAGGGGCGCGGTGGCGGCGAGCTCTCCACCGAAATTGCCCAGCTTGCCGCCAAGGGTGTTCATCAGCGGCGCGGACGACTCCTGCATGTCTCGCAGCGCCGCCCGGCTGTTCTCCTGGAGGTCGCCGGTGCCCGGAAGGTGGCCGGCCATCTCTGCGAGGTTGAGCCCCACGCCTTCCATGCCGCGGCCGAAGCCGAGGTTGAAGCGGTCGAAGGCCGAAGTGCCGGAGAGCGCGTCGCGCGACGCATCGGCCCCCACCAGACCATTGATCTTCCTGCGCGCCGCTCCGAGGCCGAGCCGATCTCCCGTCTCCATCGCGCGGTGAAGCGCCTGATAGGCCGCGAACAGCTCCGGATCGACGTTCGACGGAGGGGCCGCCGATTCGCCGGATGGAATGAAGCCAATGTCCGCGTAGGTGTTCTGCTGCGCGGGTTGTCCGCTCGGAATGAATCCGATGTCGTCAGCGCTGGGCGATGGGCTGGACACGCTTGTACCCCTGGCTTTCGGCCTTCGCTGCGTTTGCCTCGGGGACGTAGCCGTGGCGTCCATCCGGGCTGATCATCTCGATGGTTCCGGGCGGCGCGGCCCCCGTGCGGCTTCCTGCGCTGGCCGTCGTCGGCTCTTGGTTTGCGCCCTTGGGTGCAGAGCCGCCACGCTGCCGCGGAAGGCCGGTGTTGAGGTCGAGCGAACTCGGGTCGAGACCCGCCCCCTGCAACATCGAATCAAACCGCTGCTGGTTGTACTGGCGCAGATGGGCGTAGGTCGGGACCGCCTGCAGTTGGTGCGCACGCATCGTGTTCTGGATGCCGCCCTTCACCGTGGCGAGCGCATCCAGCGCGGAGCGGACGAAATCCTGCGCCCCCGCGTCCTGCGGATGATTGAACGCCCACTGAAGCGTCGAGGCCATGCTGCCGCGCCAGGTGTGGGGATTCTGCTCCTTGATCTGCGCCTCGGTTGGCGTGCCGTTGCCGATGACGGAGGCTATGTCGGTGGCGAACATGTTGAACTGCTGCGGGCTGAGCGGGCGGATGTTGCCGTGGTCATCCACCGCGAGGTCTTCCACGCGAGAGATGGCGTCGATGCGCTTCTGCTGTTCGGCGCTCAGGTTCCCGCGCCCCTTCACCGTCGAGATCGCATCGCTGAACTTTTGGAACTCGGCGTCGATGTCCTTCGGTTTCATCGCCGGAGGTCCGGACGCCTGGCCGCTGCCCGCAGCCGGAGCGCCGCCCGGGGTCAGCGGCGTCAGCGCTTGATTGATGGGGTCGTACCAGAGGTTTTCGCCCGAGGGCGTCTTGACGACGTGACCGCGCGCACCCAACTCCACATTGCGGAACGAGTTGAGGTTGTTGGCCTCCGTTCGGCGGATGTCGAGGTCCTTGTTCTGATAGTCCGCCTGTTGTTTGAGGCGGTTGGCCTCCAGCGCCCGCATTAGCATCTGCCCCTGCGCCTCTCGCTGCTCGCGCCCGTAGTTGGTGGCGGCCTGCGCGAACGGTGCCACTCGCCCGGTGGAGAGCGCCGCCAACACCCCGAGTTGCCCCATGTCCACGCCCGGCGACTGCGGCTGCTGGCCACGAAGCGCGTTCGCCATGGCCAGCTGTTGCTGCTGAGGAGTGACCGGGAAGAGGTCGGTCAAGTCATCGAGCGGCATCTACTCACCTCCGAAGTCGCGGGCGAGGAACGGCGGAATGGTGTCGGCCGGCTGCGTCTGCGCCGCCTGGTTGCGGAGCAGCATTGCCTGGGCAATCTGCTTGGCGATGTCGTTCTCATGCCCCGCGTTGCCCTGAAGCCCCTGCTGGGCGTCGTGCTGCATGAAGCCTGCGTGGATGCCGTTCACCGCGTTGGCGATGCCGTTTCCGATGCCGGCCATGGCTCCGTAGGAGTGACGCTGCGGCGTCTGGCGCAGCGCCTCGGCCTGGGCCAGCTGCTGCTGGAGTAGTTCGTCCTGCCGGTTGAGTGAGCCCATCTGCATCAGCTGGGCGACCACATCAGGGGGAAGGGAAAAGTCGTTCATGGCTTCTTGCTCCCGAACATGTAGGGCAGCGCGACGCCGCCGAAGGTGCCAACTGCGTTGCCGGCGGCGTCCCAGCCCGCCCCGGAGGCTTCGTTGTCCATCTGCTGCCGAGAGATGTTGGCGTTCGTCATCCCGAGCAAGGCAGGCAGGTACTGGGTCGCCTGTGCGGCCCCCGCCCCCATGAAGCTGGGCGCCTGCCCGAAGCCGAAGAGCGCCTGCATCTGCTGGTAGGGCGCCATCTGCGCGGCGAGGTTCTCCCCGAACGTCGCCTGCTGCGCCGCGGTGCCCTGGCCGATCGCCGAATTCATCGCGCCCTGGTAGGCGTCGTTCCTCTGCTGGCCGAACTGCTGCATCGCATTCCGGTAGGCGGCGCTGTTCGGGTCCAAGCCCTGGTTGGCGAGCTGGGTCTGTAGCTGCTCCTGCGCCTGGCTGAAGCGCGGGTCCAGTCGCGAGGTGGACTGGTTGTAGGCCGCATCAATCGCCTGCTGGCGCGCGGCGCTGCCGTTGTCGAAGCCCTGCGCGGCGTTCTGCGCTGCCTGCCCCTGGAGCGAGAACAGCGCGCCCTGGAGGCCCGGAGCCAGCCCGGTGTTCTGGGTCCAGCTGCCGTCCGGGTTCTGCACCCACTGCGAGGAGTTGAACGGGGTGAACTGATTCGGCCGGTTCGCCTGGGTCTGGGCCTGGGTGTTCTGCTGGCTCGACGCGCCCTGCTTCTCGGCTGCATCGTAGTAAGCCTTCGTCGTGTCCTGGATGAATTCGGGGATGTTGTGGTACGCCGCCGCAACGCCGCCCGCGTCAAGGGTTCCGTTGGAGGGGTTGCCCGTCATCGCCGGCGAGGAGCCGAAACCGGTCTGGGGCGGCGTACGGGGTGGCTGCGGCGTGCCGCTGGCGTTGTAGGCCGGCGGGGCGTTGCTGCTGTTACTCATGCGTCACCTCGAAGAAAGCGGCAGTTTTCACGACGGAGCTCGAGCACCGCCAAATCCTGTCCCGGCGCCCACCCATCGCGAATCAGATGACACACCCTGAAACCCAAGTGCCGGTTAAGCCGCATCGCGCGGGTGTTTTCGGTGGGGGTGATGCCGATCGCCACACTGCGGCCGTGTTGCTTGAAGAGGTAGCCGAACGCCTCGAAGAGCAGCGCACGCGCCGCAGACATCGACTCCAGCGCGACGTGTACTTGAGCCGCGGCGGGCGTCCAGTGGTCGAACACCACCATTCCGCGCACTTCGCCCACGTCGTCCACGGCCTCAATGCCGCGCGCGTCCCCTGCCGGCTGGTAGCCGGTGCGTTCCGTGAGCCATGCGAACGAGAGGGCGGCCTGGGTTTTCACAGCAAGCCACCTTGCGTGAAGAGCACATCGAAGCCCACCAGCGTGGTGGGCGTGGTGGCGGCGAAGCGAAAGGCGAGCGCGGCGTCGCGTCCCATGCCGGTGGTTCCGGAGAGAATCTGGCTGGGCGAGCTGTCGCCGCCCCACACCGCCAAGTCCCATAGGCCCGAGTCCCAGCCAGCGCCAGAGGTGCCGGGCGTTGAGGGCTGCGGAATGGCGGTGGAGTCGAGTCCGTACTTCGCCACTACCTCGACGTACGGCGAGGCGAGGCCGGAGAGTACCACTGGGCGCACCATCTGAATCTGCTTGTTGCGGGTGTTGCCGAGGTTCTGGCTGGCGGTGAGGCCGGAGCACTGGATGGGCGAATAGGCGCCCGGGTTGGCGAGCGTCACCCCATCCACCGCGCCGGTGGATTTGAGCACCCGGCCATCGGCGCTCCCAAAGTAGAAGTCCCCGTTCAGCACCGCGCCGGAGAGCATCGGCAGGTCCGCGTACTGGCTCCAGCCCTTCGTCTGAAAGGACATCGCCAGTTGTGTGGTGTTCGCGCCCGCGGCGGTGGGCACCAGCACGAGCAGTGCGTTGTCTGCGGGGTGGATGTCGAGTGCCCAGCCCGGAAGGCTGCCGACGCTGGCGGCGAGCGCGGCGAAGAGCGGGCCGACCTTTGAGGTTGCGTACTGCTTCAAGTCGAGCGACGAGTCCCCGAGCACCAGTTTAGAGAGCGGCACCACCCCCAGCATGGAGAGCGCGAGCAGTTCGCCGCCGAAGTCGGTGGCGATGCGCCGGCCGTAGGGCACCGCTCCGAGCGACCAGCACCCCTTGAGTTCGAAGGTGTTGGCGGAGTTTGGATTTACGCCCTCGTAGATGACGACATCGCCCGCACCGGAGATGCCCACCAGCAGGGTGTCGATGCCACTTCCGCCGTCATAGCTCCAGTTCCAAAGGCCGCGCAGCGGGCCGCCTGCGCGCATCCTGCTCCCGAAGTCGAACGAGGTCGCGGTGCCGAAGAGGGCATTGGTGTCCAAATACCAAGCGCGGCTGGTGCCACGCTCCACGAGGAACGGGCGCCCCTTCCAATTGCAGCCGGCGACGAAGTTGGCCGGGTTCGCGGTGTAGCCGAGGTTTTGGTCTGCGAGGCTGGGGCCGATCGCGTTGGCGGTGACGCCCGCGGAGCCGGTCCACACCACCGTCCCATCCGTCTTGCCAGTGCCGGTGCCCGTCGGCCCGGTGGTGCCACTGGTGCCCGCGGTGGTGCAGACGTAGGTGTTTCCGCCAAGCACCACTTGGTTGCCCACCGCGTAGGCGGTCTGTGCCGCCCAGGCCTGGGTGACGCCCGAGACGGGCTGCACCCACGCGGAGCCGCTCTCGCTCCAGTAGTAGAGGCCGTTCTCCTCGTCGCAGTAGACGAGGTAGCGCCCCGCCGGAGTGGTGGCGACCCACCACACACCCCACCCTGCGTCACCCGTCTGGGTGCCGAACGTCACCAGCCGACTGGGCGCGGTGCTCGAGTCGGTAACGTCGTAGATGCCCTTGGATGTGCAGCCGAACACCTTGGTGGAGCTGTTGCCGGTGAAGGTCATGGTGGTGCGCACCATGTTGTCCGAGGCGCCGGTCAGCCCGGTGCACCACTCCTCAGAGCCGGTGCGCGTCTGAAGGCCGGACTGCTTCGCCACGAGATTGACGAGAGATCGCGCGTCCGTCACCGGCATCGCGGTGAGCGGGTCCACGGCATTGATGCCGCCCATCGGAGCCGGGATGGGCTTCGACTCAATGGTGGGCAGCACGCGGCGGCGCATCAGCTGCCCCACCCCGTAATCGGGATGTTGCGCTCGCCAATGAGGGGCTCGGAGAATGCGCCGGTGCCCTGGTCCAGCCGCAACACCGGAGCGGGGCTGTCGCTCTCGATGCAGGCCGCCAAGGTGGCGTCGTAGTCGTTCTGCGCCGCCTCGGCCTCGAAGCCCGTCTCTTTCTTGAACGCCAGCTTGAGCAGGCGCAGCACCAATTGCGGCTCAAACCAGATGTACTGGCTGCCGGAACTCGGGGCATCTTCGGTGGTGGCGGTGGAGGTCCCGACCCACCAACGGGAGACGTACTCGAAGGCGATGTCGTAGCCGCCTGGGGTGTTGGTGTCCGGGTAGAGGGAAATCTGCCCGTCCAGCGGCCGAAACAACACGGTGAAGACGACGCCCACCAGCCGAGCCTTGAGGTACTGCCACTCCTGCGGCGAGAGCGGGCCCCCGAGCGGCAGACGGTTGGTGCGGTTCCACCACGTCTGATCAATCATCCGCTCGAAGTCGCTGGGCAGACTGTACGTCGCCGTGCCCTGCACCGTGGTGAAGCTGCACTCCTTCTGCAGGTGGGTCCACTGTTTCACCCGCTGAAGGTCTCGCCCCACCGACTTGAGCAGCTGGCAAAGCCGGCCGATGTTCGCGTCACCGGACGTGAACGGGTCGGTCAGCTTGCCGGTGAAGGGGATGAGGCCCATCTCCACGGCAGCGTCGTTGATAATGTTCGCTGCCGTGTCCCAGGCCGCCATTGCCCCTCCTTACGCCGCGTCCTTCGGGGGGCGCCCCGGGCCGCGCTTCACCTCGTTGGCCTGCTTCATCGCCGCGGCCATCTCGGACAGCTGCGACTGGAGCGCGGCGATTTGTCCGTCGCGCGCCTCGAGCTCGGCCCGCATCTGCGCAGCCGGCGCAGCCTTCGCCGCTGCGGCGAGGTAGTCGCGCGCCTTCTGGCGCAGCTGCTGGTAGCCGGCGCCCATCTTCACGAGGTTCACGTCCGGCACCTCGGCGAGCGCCTCGACCGTGAACACCTGGAAGTACTTCAACTCCTCCACCTGGGAGCGGGTGACGCCGGGCCACTCCGAGAGCGGCGTCCCCGTCATCTGCTCGTGCTGGCCGGCAAGGAAGCGCTGCCACTTGGTGGCGAAGCGGTAGGTGTCGGAGAGCGGGTTATTGGCGTCGTCCCAGACCGGGCGCGTCACCACGTCGCGATCGCCAGGAATGGCGATGCGGACATGCGGGATGTCCTTGTAGACGGGGCGG